AACAGCTTTCAATCGATGTTGAACAACGAATATCTATCACGGCAGCGCTTGAACAAGCGCAATCAAGGGTTATCAGCGCTCTGGAAAACCAACCCGCCGAAGTTGTAGAATACAAACCCGTAGCTAAAAAAGAAAAGCTAAAAGCAGCCTAATGCAAACTACCCGCTACTCCGCGCAAGATGAACAAGAACTTATGGCGCGGTTATGGTCACCCGCGATCAAAGACAATCCGCTAGCGTTTGTGATGTTTGCGTTTCCTTGGGGTCAAGCTGGCACGCCGCTAGAACACTTTACTGGCCCACGCAAGTGGCAGCGCCAAGTACTCAACGACTTAGCCGAACATATCAAACAGAACAACGGGCAAGTTGACTTTAGTGTACTGCGCTTAGCGATTGCCTCTGGTCGTGGTATTGGCAAGTCAGCCCTAGTGTCCTGGCTAGTGCTGTGGATGATGACAACAAGGATTGGGTCAACGGTCATTGTGTCGGCTAACTCAGAGTCGCAGCTTAGATCAGTCACTTGGGCTGAGATCACTAAGTGGTCGTCAATGTCTATCAACACCCACTGGTGGGAAATCAGTGCAACGCGCGTCATGCCCGCCAAATGGCTGACTGAGCTAGTTGAGCGCGACCTTAAGAAAGGCACCCGCTACTGGAATTTAGAAGGCAGACTGTGGTCGGCTGAGAATCCTGACGCGTTCGCGGGTGTTCACAACTACGATGGGGTAATGGTCGTGTTTGATGAGGCTAGCGGTATTGACGACTCCATCTGGGCGGTGACAAGCGGGTTCTTTACAGAGAACACGCCCAACCGCTTTTGGTGTTGTTTTAGTAACCCGCGGCGCAATACAGGCTATTTTTACGAAGCAATCGAGGGTAGCAAACGGGACTTTTGGCAATCTAGGCAAGTGGACGCTAGGGATGTAGAAGGCACCGACAAGAACGTGTACAACCAGATCATTGAAGAATACGGCGCTGATTCATACCAGGCGCACGTAGAAGTCTATGGTTCGTTCCCATCAGAAGGTGACGATCAGTTCATCTCATCGTCTTTAGTAGACGAAGCCATGAAACGGGAAAAACACTTAGATGATTCCGCGCCCGTGGTTATTGGCGTTGATCCTGCTCGCTTTGGTTCTGACTCAACAGTTATTGCAGTGCGTCAAGGACGGGATATTGTGGAGATTCGCAAGTTTAAAGGTGACGATACGATGGTAGTAGTTGGCCATGTGATTGAAGCTATTGAGCAGTATGAGCCAGCCGTTGTAGCGATCGACGAAGGTGGTCTTGGGGCGGGTGTGGTTGACCGGCTCAAAGAACAACGCTACAAGATCCGCGGCGTGAACTTTGCAAACAAGTCAAGGAACCCCATGATGTACGGCAACATGAGGGCGCAGATTTGGGGGCAAATGAAGGATTGGCTTAAAAGCGCAAGCATCCCCAAAGAAAAAATGCTCAAGACTGATTTGATTAGCCCACTAATGAAGCCTGACAGCAAAGGCGCCATATTTTTGGAAAGCAAAAAAGACATGAAGGCTAGAGGCTTGGCTTCGCCAGATAGCGCGGACGCCATAGCATTAACTTTTGCATTTCCTGTTGCACATCGGGAAAGTAAAGGTACAATCCGAAAATCGACGTATCAATCTCAAAGCGCGGCTCTTAACTCATGGATGGGATCGTAATGGCAACAAAAAAACATGACAAACCCATATCTCGTACAACCGTAGGTAAAGGCGCAAATTACAAACCCACCGAAAAAGGTGCTGGCATGACTGCCAAAGGAAGGTCTGAATACAATGCAAAAAATAATGCACATCTTAAGGCGCCTGCGTCAAATCCTAAATCTAAAGCCGACGCAGGACGTAAAGCCAGTTTCTGCGCCCGAATGTCAGGAGTCGTTGCCCACGCCAAAGGCGACGCCCCCCGCGCGAAAGCCTCGCTCAAAAACTGGAACTGTGGTAAAAAATAAGGAGAATCAAATGGCAACAAAACCTGGACTCTATGCAAATATTCATAAAAAGCAGGCACGTATTGCAGCTGGCAGTGGTGAAAAAATGCGTAAGCCTGGAACTAAAGGCGCGCCTACTGCTAAGGACTTTAAAGAATCAGCTAAAACAGCTAAGTCACCTAAAAAAGGAAAATAATCATGCCTCTCAAAAAAAGCCCAAGTAAAGAAGCTTTTCGTAAAAACGTGTCTGCTGAGGTCAAAAGTGGCAAGCCCGTTAAGCAAGCTGTAGCAATTGCTTATGCAGTAAAACGCGGAGCAATGTCTAAAGGTAAAAAATGAGTTTAAAACCTTTGAGTAACTGTGTTTTAATTCGTCAAGACACAGAAAAATTATCTGAATTAATAGTTTTACCCCAAAACAAATTATTTAGCGGTATCATTGTGGCAATTGGTGAAGGTAAAAAAAATCCAAAAGGATTTCTTGAGCCTATGAGCGTTAAAGACGGCGACCATGTGCTATTCGGTGAATTTTCCGGGCAAAAGGTTACAGTCGATGGCGAGGAACTGCTTATGATGCGTGAGCCTGATGTGATTGGAATATTAAATGGCGTATGATCAAACTTCAATGAATATCGTTGGCAAAGTAGCCAACGTAGGTAGTAACCCTACATCTACGCCTGAAGATCAGTCAGATTGCTTAGCTACTATGCGCCATCGCTTTCAGATGGCGATGTCTGCGTATTCTGAATCACGCGAAGATGAGTTAGACGATCTTCGTTTTATGGCTGGATCCCCTGATAATCAGTGGCAATGGCCTGCTGACGTATTGGCAACCCGCGGTTCTGTTCAAGGACAAACTATCAACGCGCGCCCATGTTTGACTATCAACAAACTGCCACAGCACGTCAAACAAGTAACAAACGAACAGCGTCAAAATCGACCCTCTGGAAAAGTCATCCCTGCGGACGACAAAGGCGACGTTGAAGTAGCTGAGATTTTTGAAGGTATGGTTCGCCATATCGAGTATATGTCTGACGCCGATGTGGTCTACGATACTGCTTGCGAAAACCAAGTGACGTATGGCGAAGGCTATTTCCGCATATTGACTGAATATTGTTACGACAATTCGTTTGATCAAGACTTGCGTTTAGGTCGTATTCGTAACGCGTTTAGCGTTTACATGGATCCAATGATTCAAGACCCTGCGGGCGCCGATGCCGAATGGTGTTTTATTAGCCAAGACATTGAAAAAGACGAATATGAGCGTCAATTTCCAAACGCTGCCCCTATTACATCCATTATGTCCCAAGGTGTAGGTGATGATTCCCTAAGCCAATGGATTAATGAGAACACTATTCGTATTGTTGAGTATTTTTATTACACTCACACCCCAACTAAGCTTAATTTGTATCCAGGCAACCAATCGTTTTACGAAGGCAGCCCTGAAGATAAAAATATGAAGCAAATGGGCTTAAAACCCATTAAATCCCGCACGGTAGACGTTAAAAAAGTGATGTGGATGAAGTCCAATGGCTATGAAGTCCTTCAAGAACAAGAATGGGCAGGCAAATGGATTCCTGTTATACGTGTAATTGGCAACGAATTTGAGGTAGATGGCCGTATTTATGTGTCTGGTTTGGTTAGAAATGCCAAAGATGCACAACGTATGTACAACTACTGGGTATCTCAAGAGGCAGAAATGCTTGCATTGGCTCCAAAAGCACCGTTTATTGGTTATGGCGGTCAATTTGAGGGTTATGAAAACCAATGGAAAACCGCTAACACGACCAATTGGCCGTATTTAGAGGTAAATCCCGATGTTACCGATGGAATGGGCGCAACTTTGCCACTTCCACAACGCGCTCCACCTCCTTTGGCTCAAACAGGTCTTATCCAAGCCAAAATGGGCGCGTCTGATGATATCAAGTCCACCACTGGACAGTATGACTCGAGCTTAGGAGCCACAAGCAACGAACGCTCGGGGAAAGCTATTATGGCGCGCGAGCGTCAAGGCGACGTAGGTACTTTCCACTACGGCGACAACCTTACTAAAGCAATTCGTTTTGCAACACGTCAATTAATTGACTTAATTCCTAAAATTTATGATACCGAGCGTATTGCCCGTATTGTAGGTGTTGATGGCGAAGTATCAATGGTCAAGTTAAACCCTGATCAACCTGAACCAGTTAAGAAAATTGTTGATCAACAGGGCGTTGTGATTGAAAAAGTCTACAACCCTAGTGTTGGTGTGTACGATGTGGTTGCTACTACTGGCCCAGGCTACATGACCAAGCGTCAAGAAGCTATGGAAGCTATGGCTCAGATTTTGCAAGGCAATCCTCAATTATGGTCTGTTGCAGGCGATCTATTTGTTAAAAATATGGATTGGCCTGGCGCCCAAGAGATGTCTAAGCGTTTGGCTAAGACTATTGACCCTAAACTTCTGTCTAATACCGACGAAGATCCTGCTTTGCAAGCTGCTCAACAGCAAATTCAAGCAATGGGTCAAGAAATGGAAGGTATGCACCAGATGTTGCAAAACGTCAATAAGTCTATTGAAATGCAAGAACTTGAACGTAAAGATTTTGAAGCTCAAATCAAGTTATTTGATGCTGAAACCAAGCGTTTAACTGCGGTTCAAGCTTCTATGTCACCTGAACAGATTCAAGACATTGTGTTGGGTACCGTACATGGAATGATGACTAATGGCGATTTAGTTAATGAAATGCAACGCGATACTGCAATGGATATGCAAGAGGAAGAAGCTAAAGAACAGCAAATGGAACAGCCTATGCAATTGCAAGGCCAACCAATGCCACCACAAGGGATGCCACAATGAAAGCCGCTGATTTTGTAGGACTATTTTTCTTAGCCCGCGATGTAACCCATTCGGTTCATCTAAATACCCGTAGCTATGCAAAACATAAAGCTTTGCAAAAATTTTACGAGAACATTATTGATCTTGCAGACGCATTTTCTGAGGCATATCAGGGACGGCATGGTTTAATAGGCCCTATTAGCCTAATGTCAGCTAAAAAAACAAGCAATATTATTGAATTTTTAGAATCACAACTTGCAGAGATTGAATCTGTGCGATACGATGTCGTAGATAAAAGCGATAGCGCTTTGCAACAATTGATAGATAATATTATTGAACTGTATTTAACAACCCTTTATAAACTTCGCTTTTTGGCGTAAGGAACTAACATGGCACTCTATAAACAACTATCCGCTACCAATCAAGTAAAAATTGGTGGGGGCAAACTTTACGGTATTTCTGTATCTTCTACTTCTAGCGGTACGTTAGTTGTTTATGACAGCGCTACTGCTAGCACTAGCGATCCAAAAATTGCCAATACAATTACTGTAACTGCTGGTACACAATACCTTAGCTTCCCCGCAGGAATTTGGTTTAGCAAAGGTTTATATATTGTCGCTACAAATACTATAGAATTTACTGTAGTTTACGAGTAACATACGAATTAAATCGTACTGGTGCGATACACCAGGGTTTCTTAAGGAAACATCGAAATGGACGAAAGTCAAGAAGTAGTACTAGCGGAAGTATCCGCGCCAGATCAGGTGGCAACGGCTGCACCTGAAGCTGAAGTAATAGCGCCGGAAGCAGTAGAGCCAACAGAAGCACCTAAGACCTTCTCACAAGAAGAACTTGATGCCGCTATTGGTAAAAGACTTGCTAGAGAACAACGTAAGTGGGAAAGAG